CTTTGTGCCATCCGTAACCGTGATTTGAGTTTGTGAAGCGTTGATTGGATTGATAAGTTTACTCAATGCCCGATTAGTCGCCACCATCAAATCGGAATCTGTAGCAACATTATCTGGGAACACTGGGTTATTAGGATTTGGCATGGATTACTCCTTCTTTGTATTTAGTGCAGCATCATCAGCTTTTACATCAATAGTTTTCAATGCATCAGCTAGACCATTCGCATTCATTTCCTTTGTAAATTTCAACAAATCACCAGTCGTTCCAACAAACACTGCATTCTGTGTGATGTTTGTGTCGCCACCAGTTGCGGCTGGAGAAACCGTAGAAATTCTTTCAATGTCCTTTCTGGTTTTGTGTAGATTCAAGAGAGACATTAGATTTTCACGAGATTCTTTCACTGCCATCGAAGCAGCTTCCACAGAACGAGCATCCTGCTTTTCTTTGGCAAAAAAATTTGCATTGTCAACAAGATCGTTTCCTTTCTTAATGAGATCTCTAAGGCCACTTCTTACTACATCATAATCGTCTTGCATATCCTTGTCAGGATTGCCAGACGATACAACTACTTCTGTTGATGTGGCTGGAACAATATCTGTTGATTCTGTTGGATCAATTGCAGCCAATCCAAAAATTTCATCTAATTTTTGACTTACTGTTTGCATAATTTTATAGTGGCCGTATTTGAACGGTCACTTCTGCCTCTCCTGCTGTTAAGCTGCTTAAATTGACTCCGGTTGCTGTAAAATACGCCGCAACATCATGAGGTCCGTTGAAGTACAACCCCGTAGCGGGAGAATACGAAGATGGTGTTGTACCAAGTTGTGTAAGATTATTCGCTGCTGGTCCAGAAGTTTGTACTGTCTGTGTAGTTGGTAACTGCGCCAATTCCAATTCCATTCCATAGTACGTAAGGTCCGACAAAATTGTATCTGGAACAAATGCTCCCAATGAACAAGTCAAACTTCTAAGAGTTGATCCGGCAAAACGAGTAACCAATCGAACACATGTTCCACAAACCACATAGTTTGTAGGTATTCCCACAATAAGAACTGTGTACGTCGCTTGTGGGGCAGACAACATCGAATACGTAATTTTTTTCTGATATTCGATTGTTTGATTTAGTGGAACTGTGGGTAATGTAATCATATTTTTCCTTATATCACCGACAAAGATCCTGTTGCCGACACACCGTCATATGAAATTGTGACCGCAGAAGTTCCTGTTGCTCCAACCGGAACTGTAGCTGCAATCTGAACATCACCAGTAGAAACTGGACGGCCAGCGTATGTCACAACACACGGAAATCCTCCAATTGTTACAGTAGGAGTATTCTCTGGTGTTGGACCATTGACATATAGCAAAATAACTTCGCCAACGACGGCTGGATCTTGAATTGTTACCGTTGCGTGACTTATATTATGCAAAGCATACAAATATGACAAAGATTGCGAAGACCCAACAAGCGTGTACTGAATAGCGATTTCAACCTCTCCTGATGTCAGATCATCATTCAAATTCCACTGATCCTCATTAGAAACTGGAAGAAGAATGCTATCAGTAATGTTCAGGATTGCAAATCTTGCGATTACATCATGCGCATCTAATCTTTGTGGAACACATCTTGATCCCCATCCAGTTCCATAATATCCTCCAGATCCCCTGGAATATGTCGCCTGACCGGGAGCAGAAATTGTAAACCACAAAAGCGATCCATATTGATAGTAATCCGTTCCTCCAGATGGAACTGTAACGTTTGCCATCCCATACGTGTTATTGGGTGTAGTCTCCGTAAGAAGCATGTCACCTTGTCCACTTGGAGTATCGAAATTACGTGTATTACCTACATAAACACAAAGCGCTTGGTGATCTGGTCCGTCCCCAACATAAAAACTAGTTAGCGTCATTATCTTAACCGCTAAGACAATGTGATTTGCTGGAAGACCAAAAAGAAAAACATCCCGATACGAAGCAGTATCCGGCACGCCCGTCTGTAAATCGGTGTATTTGACAATGGACCGATGAGTCCATATATTTCCTGAAAGTGCGTCAAACATAAAGTTAAATCGATCTATACAGCATGGTAATTTCTACTTCTCCCGCTGTGATGTCTTTCATCTGTGCGCCAACTGCTGTGAAATTGGCACGAATGTCTTGTGGATCAGTAGTAAACATTGCCATTGGCGACCAGTACATAAACGATGTTTCACTCACATTTTGTGTACATGTGAACGATGGCATATAATAATTAGTTGATGTAATATTACTATTCTCTTGCGATGTTGTTCCTATCGTGACAGAACATTGACTCATACCGAAAGCTACAAATTTCTTAAGTAATCTGACCATCACACCAACAACCAAAGTTTTTTCTGGTAGCCCAAGTAAAAAAATAGACTGGGTTTGAGATGCCGCAGTAAAAGATAAATGCGGCGGTTCCTGATATAATGATGTTGTATGACGAAACATAAAAGTTTGTATCAATTAAGTAGTCTCAAGTACTGACAAAGAAAGTTCAATCGCTTGATGCGTTCCACACTGTGCTCGAATTTTATCATGTGGCTCCAATATTAATTTTCCAGTAATACATCCTATAGCTTGCTGGGACGGAATTGGGGTCTGTGAACAAATATGCGTGACAGCATTTCCATTGCTTGCATCTGTCCAGACAATTGTAATATTATCTGCACGATTTGTAACATTCGATGCTTGTAATAATAACACAATAGATGAATTTACAGTTCCTTTGGTGTTTGTTTCTGGGCATTCATAAAGATCAGTCAATGAAACTGTACATACTTGTCTTCCATTTTTAAAACTATTTGGCATTTTATTCTCCAAGTGCCACAACTAAGGACACCATATCACTATTCATTTCCTCTCTAAATGCGTCAGAAATAGAAATATCTATTCTTTGAGATCCAGAATTATCTTCAACTGTAAAATCAGTATTGAAATTAATAGTGTTTCTTTGTTCTACTACAACTGTATCTGATAAAATATTTTGAATTCCTGCGGAAATCGACAAAGCATCTAACTTTTCTTTATCTTCGGCAGACATAAATCCAGAGGTTCCAGTAGTAGCTATAGCATGTGAATGTACTTCTTTAGCTAAAGAAATTCCTCCAGGAGTTGTGCCATCATGAACAACTAATGTATTTTTTGTAATATCAATAAAAATTTCTCCAGCATCCGCCACAAGAGACGCCATATTGGATGTTGTTCCTCTTCGTTTTCGAACGACCACATTACTCATATAATTTTTCTCCTAAAAATCTATTTAGGATATTATCCTAACGGTACCCCATTGCGATTGTTGCAATGTAATTCTAGCCAATAAAGTTGGAGATTCTGGCAATGGTTCTATCATAAATCCTGGAAGATATGTTAATGGGTTTCTGATATGACTTAATCCGACAACAATTTTTTGATGCGATTGTAAAGACGAACTAATTCTAGAACAACCGTAAATATATTTAAAAGGATTATAGATACAACATTTTCCTTGTATTTGTCGTTTAGATTTGGGAGCTATCTGCCTATGAACTACTTTACGTTTTGTAACTGATATTACAACTAAATATAAACTGGAAATCCAATTACCAAATGTTTCAATGAAAAATGTTGCAATTGATTTCTTTATGTTCCCTGTAAATGAAATTGTTGCTGTAAATGCTATAAAAAAATATGTACCAGCGCCTTTAACTGTTGTAATTGTAGATGACAGTGAACTCAATATTGCTGTTATAATTCTAGTAGATCGTTTTGTGATGGTGCCTACCATTGAATTTGTTGTCGCATTAGTTACTTTATCAATTAGTTTTGAAATCACGGCAACACATACATTAGTTACAGAAGATAAAGTTTTTTGAATGTTTTTATTTAAAATTGACAAGTTTCCTGCTGTTATCGCCGACAATGTTTTTGTTGTGCATTTACTCATTGTGGAATTCACAAAAGAAAAAGATGCAATATTCAATAATTTTTGGGTTGCCCTGGAAAATAAAGGACTGAATATAGACATAAATCCAGTCATCTTGTGCTCAATTGATTTGACAACCATGGCTGACATTGTAGACATAGTTGCAGCGAAAAACATACCAACAGATTTAACTTCTACAACGACTGCTGAATATGCACTTGTCACTGCTGCCATAATTCTTACAGATAGTTTTATAACCAATCCAGACATTGTAGCCATACTTCCAGAGATTTCTTTTAGAGTTCCCTTTGTGATTTCTGCTGTGTTTGTAGATGTCGCCGCCGTTATTTTATGCGATACAGCCTTTCTAATCACAGAAGTCATAGAAGACATTGCTGCCGTCAGATACATAGTAAAAGCTTTAATGTCTCCTAATGTTCCTGACTACGAACTTGCCACAGCAGTCAAAACTTTGTTGGTAGATCTTGTTGTAGAAGATAACATGGAAGGCATTACACCGAAAAGATCTTTGTTGGTCTTTCTTAAAATGCTTCCTATATTGGATAACGTAGCAAAATTAAAAACCTTATTTCCCTGTTTTGTGATTGTTGCAGAAATTGTAGTAGTTGCACTTGTCAAAAACTTTTCAGTTGTTTTTGTAATTCCGGCTGCATATGTGTTCATAGCAGCAGTCAAATCTTGGATAAACTGCTGAGCAGTCTTTCCTGCATCCAAAATAGCAGATACAACATTTGTTACAGCAAAAAGAATTTTTTTAATTCCTCTTACAATGATTGCAGACATCGAACTAGTTGCAGCAGATAGTCTCTTTTCAATCTGCTTACCCATAGTAACAGAATTTGTTTCTGTAGTTGCTATAAGTGGTTTATTATCCTGTTTTTTAATTAATGCGGAATTACTTACTGTAGCCGCCACAATTGTGTGAGGAATTTGTTTTGCAACTACTGCTGAATTTCCTGTTGTTACCGCATCAAGAAATTTACTATAATAGGAAGCCCAAGTCCAACCGCTATTACCGGATACATCTATTGAATGCCTACCTGCATACCATATTACTCCAGATCCGTCACCAGTTCCAGAAACATATATGTCTTTAATAGACATATAATCCAAAACTATATTACCAGCAGTAGTTTTTACTATTTCCGCATAATTACCAGATGTAGCAGATACGAGTTTTGCAAGATTACCAGATGATCCATTTGTAGTTATAGTTCCAGTAATAGTATATGTTTTGGCATCGTCCAAAATCAAACCAGTTGCATAGCCCGCTGTATTTACATGCAATGTACCAATTGTATAAGTCCCAGAAAGATTAGTATTATTTCCCGAACATGTAATGGTAGCCCACGTGCTAGAAAAAATATAAAACAGTTTTGCACTAGTACCAGAATCAACGAGTACTAAGTTTGCATTAGAGGAATTGAGTGTAGTATTATGTGTTAATGAACCACTTTGGGTTGTAAGTACACTTGTGCCTAAAGTGACAGTTTTAGCTACATCATCTGTATTATTATTAAAATTATCCGTAATACTAGACACTGTAAGGGCATAATCGTTGGATGACCAATTACTATTTCTAAACAAAATTGGTTTCCCAGACGTAAATGCGTCTTGTTGCGTTATGGTTCCTCCATTTCCCCACAGCACAGTATTAGGCATCGTTTGTCCCGCAGTAGTTACCGTATGTGATGTACGTGGGGCAAACGTCAACTGATACGTGGAACTGAATGTCATTCCAGAAACTAGTGTTAATGATCCATATATGGTTGTATCCACCGAGGCTGACACTGTAGGATTGTTACTAGTATTGGTAAAGTCAATTACTGTACCAATGCGTGGCATGTTGATATTGACACTAATACCCGCAGATCCAAAAGAATTTGAATCAAATCTAACATTGTCCTGTGGTAATGGAACACGTGTAGAAGATCCAGTTCCACCAGAACCAGTCCACCAATACGATCCAGACCATTGTTTTGATCCTGTGGATGATGCGTAGAAGTACACAGGATTAATGGCAGTTGTGAATGTGATGCCGGAATTGCCACCGCAATCTCCGCTGTTTCCTGTAATGCTCGAAAGATTCCAATTTGCTGCACCTGCGCCAGTAATGTCCTGAAAATCTGCATTAGTTACAACGACAGACCCTGCTGTTATGCTTCTTGCGTGTCCTGGTGTATCAGATGATACTAAGATGCGATTTGTTGCACTGTTACCATTGGCTGTAAATGCAGCAGTAGCAGTAATATCTCCACCCAACACGAAAGAATCTGTAGAGGTTACAGTTCCAGTACGTGTTAAATTTGAAACTGTAACTGTCCCTGTGGTATTGCATGCTACATAACCTGATCCATTGAATATCCATGACAAACCATTCCAATCTTTGGCATTCGACAAGATTGTAATGTTGGCTCCGGTAAAAGTAATAGTCCCAGAGTTCGCCGCCACTGTCATCCCTGTTGTTAACGAAGCATTAAACACAGTTCCATTGCTACCACTTACCGTTATATCGGAAGACCCGAAGTTTAATGATCTTGTTGATGTCCCACCAATTAGCATTATCCCAAAAGTATGTGAATATCCATTAAAATCTATCGTGCCTATATCCAACCGAAATGTACCTGTTGCATCCATTGTACAGGATGCAGCAAATTGATAATTAGTAGAGGAAACTGCTTTTATATAAACATAACCACACGACTTCCCCCCAAAATCAATTATTTGTACAGAACCCCCTGTATACGTGGAAAAAAATCTGATCTGAGAATAGTACCTATATGTATAGGTCATTCCAGACCCAAATTTTAAAGCTACATTTGAGTCTGGAACTGTACTGGTTCCAATAGTTAAATAATACCCGGATGTTGCATCCAAGCGCCCAACATAATCTGTCAGATCGATAGATCTACAATATCCAGATGTATTTAACGATAAGTTCCCTGATGTGGCTGTGGCAACAACATCGTCCGCTGCTGTAGGTACTATGCCTTCGACCCAGGCGCTGGTGCTCGACCAACCTCCACCAGCGTTTGAAATTGTACGTGTAGCCATTTAACACCTATCTAAGAATCTCTGCTGCTCTGCCTGGGGCGATAAGACCAAGCTGATCCATAAGGTTTACTCCAAACTCTGTAATGTCGAGATCTAGGTCAATATTGTCGGCAACAGAAAAGTTTGCCAGTAATGTTTTCACTTGCTCCTTATTCGGACCATCGTAATTATCAATCAACACTTGCTCCGTAAAAGTAAAGCGTTGACGAAATTCTAGCTTTGTTAGAATGCGGTTTGGTGGTTCTGGTGTCTCTGTTGGTTGTTGATTTGGATCTGGTGGTGCGGTAATTACAGAAACCCAATTGGCAAAACGTTCATCTTCCATTGCAGTAATCTGCTGTGGTGTGAGTGCTGCATATTCTTCTGGTGTGAAGTAGATCGCATCACGGAACGTCATGCCGTTGTATTCCCGTTCAAATAAGTTCTGAATTTGAATAGACATGATTATCCTCAGTGTTTGAAAGGTGGGGTGGACGGATCACCAATAGCGACCCGTCCTGAACGTAACAACAATGAGACGTTCAGTGATTCTTACGAACCACCTGCCGTGCAAGTAACCGTGTACGTGAAAGCAATGCTGTCTCCATCCGCCACGTTAATAGCACTGAAGACTCTACGATCCCACAGTGTACCACTTGTAGAAGCAGAGAACAAACCCCATTCAGTGATTGCAGCATTACCAGTAAAGGAAATGGTTGCAACACTGCGATACTGACCAGCAGATGGATTGGTATCTGTTCCGGCAACACGAGTAACACCAGCAGGAGTTACAAGTCCAGTGTCACCGATTGCAGCCGCAGTGGTTCCAGTTCCGCAGTCATGATACTTAAAAGCGTTGATGCGGTTTGAAGAAGCTGCCAAGAAGTCTGCTGCAAGGTAGTTCACAGCAGCCGTTGTGACGATTCCACGTTCGTCATGCCAAAACTTCCGCCAGAACGGAATCGTCTTAGCGGTTTTGGCGTTCTGTACACCAGGATCGAGCGTATAATAATATCCAAGATCCACGTCACGGTGTGTGCCGTCAGCACGGATCACCGTTACGCCTAAATTGGCGGTTAAATCGAGTTTAGCATTCATTTATTTACCTCTTTTACCTATTCTAAAAGAAATCGTAAAACTATTTATATGTTTGTTTTATATAGTTTCTGCTGTAATTCCTTCCTCAGGCGTGAACCTACAATGTAAAATAATATCATCATCTGTCATTTCTTTTGTAAGATGATATTGAATATCCGTTTGTAAATTAACATTTTGCATTTTAACTGGAGGATACAGATACGCCTTTACTGTGAACTGCATGGTCCAAATGACTGTACGTCTTTGTTGGAAAGAGCCGTCCCAGGTATCTTCATATGCAACATTCGTTAAAACGATTGGTAGATCTTTCACCAAATCCAATTCTGGCATGTCGTTTACGGAAATGGTATAATCTGGAGTGAAGAATGGAAGAATTTGCTCTACAATCATCAATCCGTCGTCCATCGTCTTGGTCACGATATTCAGATTGAAACCGATGTTGTACGGAACCGGATTGAATTGCTTTTTAAGAACCTTTGTGTCATCTGTGATTGTTTTTACCGTTCGACCTGTACTCGTGAGCTTGCGATTGCTGTCATAAGTGAACCCATTAATCTCGTAGCTCATTCGAGGCAAAACCATTTCGACAGGATCATCTTGCCCTGGTGTTGGGTTTTGCACATTGCGAACCATCCACTTTTCTTTCGGGCCGAATTCACAAGGCACAAGAATGGTTTGAACAGGATCTCCATTTTTATTTGTACGAACTATATGAATATCTGTGAAGACGGTTCCGAAAGCAATTACTATTTTTCGAATCGTACCCCAGTAATATGGATTATTTTGTAGCATTAAAGTGGATCTCCGAAAATGTTCTTCTCTGTCGTGTTGATGACTTCTGCACCTTCTTCACGAGTTTGCTCGTATTCTGTCTTTGCATTCGGGTCATCTGGATCATACTTGCGGCCACCAACAGGATCGTTTGTCACACTATCCATGTTCTCAAAGAATTGCTGCACTCTATCAATTTCCGGCTTTCCGGTGTTAATTGTTTCGTGTGAGTAATCGTACTTCTGAACATCTATGCGCCAAATGTAGCGATAGCCCAATTGATAAAACACACTCTCGTGTTCTGCAAAATTGATGATGAACAAGTCATTCGTCACTGGAAGATAAATAAGATCACCTTCCTTTGGACGAACTTCTTTATCCGTCACCTGTGTGATCGGTGTCGAATTGAACCCGTCATACTGAAGGCACTCGTTGAATCTGCGACGGGAAACAATGAAGTTGGCGGTTTCACGCATTTCCATTCCGAATTTGGAAATCAAATAGCGGTCACCTTGCCATCCTTCTCCTGGATTGTCAAAATACATTTCAATGGGAAAAACTTTCTCGAATTTTGAAAGTGGATCTTCACCAAAAACAGGATCAGCTTTCACCAAAGTGCGAGGCACGTAATAGACTTCCATCCCACGCAAACGGATGGCTTCGATAATCAGATCTTCTACGAGCCGCTGTTCGCCCTTTGCATTGATATGATTGAAGTATTGCGAAATTGTTCTTGACACACAAGTATTTAGCTTGCTATCCTGGAGAGGAAAAAAGAGAAAAATATGAAAAATGTAAACGAAAACGATTGGATCTTCACAGATCCGCACTTCCAACACCATCGATTGGTGGAATGGGGTGATAGACCGGAAGGGTTTGAAGAACTCATTTCGGTAAACTGGAAACTGCGTGTGGGCGAAACCGATACGGTGTATTGCCTGGGAGACGTGTGTTTTAAGGCACAATCCGAAGCGCACGCAAAATACGTTCAAGCGATGCCGGGGTACAAGATCCTCATCCGTGGCAATCACGACAACCAGCGGGATTCCTGGTATTTGTCGCACGGATGGAACGAAGTTCACGATAGCGTTCGTTTGGTTGGCACCGCCAATGGACGCCACACCAGAATTCTGCTTTCGCACGTTCCGCAAAAAGACGACAACAGCTTTGATTTGAACATTCACGGGCATTTTCATGCCAATGTTCACCGTTTGAAAGAACCGGAGATGCAAGCCATCCTCACAAAAAAGCACCTGCTTTTGAGTCTGGAAGCCGTCAACTACGACTTTGTTCGTCTGAATGACCTCGCAAATGGCCGCATCGAACAGAAGTTGTTGGACCTTTTAAATGAAGGGGTTAAGTGACATGGAAACGACCAATATGGCCGCTTTTTTGGCCGCTTCCAAATCTTTCAAAACCTCTTGACAAATGAAACAAATCCGTAGTATCCTGAAAATGTGATCGGGACAGCAACAACAAGCCCCACACAAAGAAAGGCAGTGCTCAATGCAACGCTCAATCAGCACTCGCAGCATCAGTAACGTGACGGTTTCCTTCGGCGCTTTTGCGTCCTTTGAAGCCAAGATTTTCGCCGCTTCCCGTGAGGAAGGCTCTGGCCTGAACCTCGTGGCGAAGAACGCCGCTGGCGTCTTCGTGAAGCCCACTCAGTCCTACATGTTGGAAGGCAAGGTTGTGCCGTACAACGATCTGGAGCGTGGCTACCAGATGGGAGACGAGTCCTTCGTGGTTCTCACCAAGGCGGAAATTGATTCGACCAAATCTCCCGGTAGCAAGCAGGTCGAAATCAGCAAGTTCATCCCGCTCTCCCAGGTCGATCCCATCTACTTCGACAAGACCTACGTCCTAACTCCGAACGTGGACAAGAAGGACAAGAGCGCCAACCCCAAGTCCGTCACCAGCTACGCTCTCCTGCTGGCCGTCCTGAAGAAGACCAACAAGGTGGGTCAGGCGAAGCTGGAACTCCGTGGCAAAGAGCACAACGTTCTGATCCGTGCGGCGCAGACACCGGATGGCGACGTTCTCATGCTCCACACCCTGTTCACATACAACGAGATTCGCAGCGTCAACGTACAGCGTCCGACGTTCGATATCGCTTCCAACGATGAACTCGTGAACACGGGCATTGCTCTCATCGGCCAGCTTGCTGGTGATTTCGTTCCGACTGCTCTGGAATCGGCCAACGACAATGCGATGGAAGCTCTCATCGCCCGCAAGATCGCCATCACCAAAGGTGAGGCTCCTGCGGAAGCGGCCCCGGATGCTGGTTCAGGTTCGACTGCGGTCACTGCGGACGATATTATGGCCGCTCTGAAGGCTTCCCTGGCGGCGGGCAAGATCACAGTCAACGCCTAATTCTCCTGCTGTGCTCGTACACTAAGGGGGGCGGTTCGCCGCCCCCATTTTTTGTTGACAAGAAAGTTTGAATCGTGTTAGAGTAGATGTATGAACTGTCCAACGTGCAATGAAAAGATGGAAGCCGTTACAGAGCTAACGGGTGGTTGTGGTGGACATTTTGGTGAAGATGATCGCTGCTATTGCGATTCGCCGGATGTTCATATTGAATTTCGCTGCCCCAACCACCAAGTCAACATCGTCGTTGGGAATAAAATGAAAAAGAACCCGAAGTTCTGTAAGCAGCCCAACCTAAGTGTTGGAGAAATATCGGATCAGTACTCCCTGGCTCGTTGGTTTACGGAAAACTACGTGCCGGGTCCGAACTCAAAAATCTTCGAGAAGAAAAAGGAATGGTGGGAGCGATAATATGGGTGTAGACGCACGAATTCTTGTGAAAATAACAAAGCCGGAATCCTGGTTGACGCCGGAAGAACTTCGACGCAAATCAGCAATGCTCACTGCGGTTATTGGCTCAAATAAATTTTTCCTGGAGCCAGAAGAAAACCGCCATGCGCTATCATTCGTGAAAGACGAACAGGCAAAGTGGGCAGCGAAATATCCCAACGAATATCAGGAGTTTGACCCCAATGGTCCTGCAATATACGGTCAGGATGGACCGGATGTCGTTGCCAAACCGAATGAGCAATTCATTGAGTGTCACGTGTGGGGACGATTCTATGGGGAAGGCTACGCCCGTGGAGACTGGCAATCCCTGTCATTCATCATGATGTGGCTCATCTTCAATATTCCCGATTGCGAAGTCTGGTATGGTGGCGATTCTGGCGGGTGTGAACTGGAAAAGATGACTTCACCCAGAATGAAAGAGATGACGCAATTCTACCTGACCAGCGGAAACGAATCGTATTGGATGAACGAGAAGTGCCAATACACATGCGAATTCTGCGGCATCGGGATTGTCAACTCTGGTGGTGGTGGAGAAGTTGGTTTCTACCACTGCAATTCGTGCGGCGGGCAGCCCCTTGTCGCAGGTGGCGACCACCGTGGACGTTTCTCTCGTTCTGGTAGTGGCAATCCAACTGTTGTCTCGAAATATGATCCAGACACAGATCGTGAAATGAATGAAGCCACAGCTTGCTTTACAATTTCCGATCAAATGCGAGATGGCACAAGACCTGTGTATCCATTCGATGGCATTTTCCGCATAAAGTACCCGTATGAAGCTCCCGCTGATCCGAAGCAGTTGAGTGCGGGAACCAAACTCATCGAAGGTTGACGGAATACCTTTCTCGTGGTATGCTAAATACGGTCTGATGAGAGATCGTATCCGTGAGAAGATTGACCATCTTGTTCGTTTGGCAGATCGTCCCGGCACTCCCGAAGAGGGAGAAGCCGCACAACGTGCTGCCATTCGACTGTCTCTGAAATATGGGATAAGGTGCAAGTTCACGGAAGGTGGAACCAAACCCACCAGTACTCGACCCACAGCGAGTACGCCGCCGCCTGAACGACCACACAATGGTGGTCAATCGCCGGATGCGATCTTTTATCAGTGGGTTCGTTCCCTGGCCGATCTTGGTTGGTTGATTTACGAAACCGCCGAAACCAAAATCGGCCAGCAAATCAAATTCCGTCATCCAGATTTTCCTTCTTCAGAAATCGTCGTCACCCAACGGAAATTTGACGGTGGAACTGATTTTGAAGCCGAACACATCAAAAACCCTGATCCAGACAGATACGGTAAAGATTGGTCATACTCAACGTTCTTCACCGTCAGCCTGAAAGAATTGCTTCGTCACTTGGCCTATACCAAAAAATAGTCACTTGACAAAGTAGATGCATCTATGCTATACTATCGTTAGGAGCAAACTGTGACTCTACTCAATTCAACGTGCTATTCAACTCGTGAACTGAAGAAAATGTTTACCCGGATTGCCAAAGATGAATTGGCCCCGGAGAAAGCAAAACGTGTCCGGTTCAAAATCGTCTATTCGAAAGAGGGACGACATTCCGGCTGCGCATACGTAGGTGGAACTTTGGGAACACTCCGTTTGCCGAAACCGCCGCACAAAATCGATCCGGTAAAAGTCGCATTGGTGATCGCTCATGAAATGGCCCACCTTCGTGGATTGCATCACAACCAGATGAGAGGAAATTTTTCCTACAACTGGACCGATAATCGCTACCGCAACATCTACTCCTGGGCAAACGACATTGTGATCCTGGTTAAAATTCCCAATACGAAGCCTACGGTGCCCTACAACGAAGCGAAGCTGTCCCATGCGATGAAGAATGCTCGAAAAGAACGCCGCCAAGCTCAAGCGCACGCAAACGCTCGTAAAGAAGTGGACTGCCAAAGTTCAATATTACGAAAAAAGAGCAAAAACCGCTTGACAATTTAGATGTATCTGTGCTAGTCTTAAAACCATGAAGAGCAAAGGTACGGTTCAACTCACCCAAGCCAATCTGGAAAAGTACGGTTGGCTGTTTTCCGCCAAGTTGGGTATCATGGTGCGTGAGCACGAGCTTGGCCGGGGCAAATGGGACGTTGAGATGGATTCCTACACCAACGTCAATCCCGATGACGATCCTCGTTGGGATTCCGACCAGAAGTGGTTCGATGCTGCCGACAACGTAGCGGCGCTCATTCAGGCCAACCCGGATCTCGCCAAGGTACGGGATTGGGTAAGCGGCGACAACGTGGAAATGTTTTAGCTCCACGTTGACAACAGATATATCTTTGTGCTAGGATCAAAACATGATTGACCAAAATGCAGTTCAGGCCAACTACGACAACGGATTTGAAACTGGATTGAATTGGCCCGATCTGTGGGAAACGCATGGCAATCCTGGTGGTCCGTGGATTCCAAGCCGTGGATATAGAAATGACCCGACATGGAATGCCATCGTGGATCAATCCATTGCTGAAAACAAGGCGTGGCTTGACGGATGGAAGAACGGCCACGATTTAAAGATTGCCACAGGACGAA